CATGGGGTTGATACGATAATGGGAATATCCTTTACCACATGGACAAAGATACCCAAACAAATAGCCGATGGCGAGGAATACAAGGCATCAGCTTTATATAACTCAAGCGGAGTAGCGGATGGATATTTACAATTCCACTTCGGTCAGACAGGGATAAGGGGTTTAGAGGAGCTTAGACCACCCTTTTCTAAGACTGTAAAACCTGAAGTTGGAAAACTGTATATGTTTCCGTCTTGGTGTCAGCACTGCGTGTACCCATTTGAGGGTAAGGGAGAAAGACGCACTGTTGCTGGAAACCTCAATATGTTTCCTCATGCGAACAATTGAAGAAGATATTATATCATGGGCGATAGATCATGTTGAAAAGCATGGGGATAAATTCCCTATCTGTCCATACGCAAAGCAAGCCAGATTAAACAAACAGGTCAAAATAGTAATCGTTGATAAGTGCGATGACTTTCTCGAACAGGTTTGTGACGAAGCAGGGGTTTTATTTGAACAAGAATTAAAACTTATCATTCTGGCGTGTTCTGATATGAAAATAACACCAGATACCCTTAACGACTATGTTTGTGCTTTAAACCACGTTTACGTGCCTTTAAACACATATCTGATGGCATCGTACCCTGAAGATGAACAGGAAGAGTTCATGGAGGGTGATTGGGAGCCAGACAACGAATTCTTTATGGTACTTATCCAGCCATTCAAAGAACTAGAAGAAGCATCAGCTCATCTAGAAAGTATTGGATATTATAACAATTGGAGTCAGGAATATTATACTGACACCGTAAAACTTAGACAATCATACAGGAGGCTATATGGCAAGAGGAATGAAAAAGCGTTCAAAAAAGAAAATGATGAAGAAAAAGAAAAAACAAAAGAATAAGTAATGGCCAAAAAGAAAGCTATACCTACTAACAAAGCCTTGTACTCACGTGTCAAGTCGGAAGCAAAACGAAAGTTTAAGGTTTATCCTTCAGCTTATGCCAACGCATGGCTTGTGAGAACTTACAAGAAACGTGGTGGTAAGTATAGGACTGCGTAATGGCCAAACCTACAGGCGGATTAACAGCATGGTTTGGAAAAGGACCAAAGGGAGACTGGGTTGATATAGGCGCACCTAAGAAAAAGGGCCGATTTCAACCATGTGGCCGTAAATCAGCCAAAGGTTCAAAGAGAAAATACCCTAAATGCGTGCCAAGATCAAAGGCAAAGAGCATGACAAAGGCTCAAATACGTTCTGCTGTGTCTAGAAAGCGATCAAAGGCACAAGGAGTAGGCGGTAAACCAACTAATGTCGCAACATTTGCGAGGAAAAAACGAAATGGCAAGAAAACTTAGTAAAAAACAAATGAAAATAGCTCGTGTTGCCGAGCCAAGAGATAAAATTACTGCTGCTGACTTTAAAAAGTTGCGTAATCCGAAGAAAATGCAAACTGAAAAACGAAAGTTTATGGTTTAATCAGATCATTTGATTAAATAAAACGACAAACAAGTACACAACTAAAGCACAACCTAATAAATTTGAAGAATACATCATAATAACTTTGATATAACAATTTTTTTGGGTATGTGAAATACAAAAATCAAAGGAATTATCTGTCATTATGGCGATCACATATAGAGGAGAAAGATTTTCTGGTTACAACAAACCTAAAAGGACACCTGGTAAATCTAAAAAGTTCGCTGTACTTGCAAAGAAAGGCAAACAGGTAAAACTAATACGATATGGAGACCCAAATCTCTCCATAAAAAAATCACAACCTAAGAGGCGTAAGTCTTTTAGAGCAAGGCACAAGTGTGATACACAACCGCCTTCTAAATTAACGGCCAGATACTGGTCATGCAAGAATTGGTAACATGACATCAAAAGAATTAAGAAGAATAGTTAGAAATTTACAAAGGCAATCAAGAATGAGACAGCCTAGACGTAAAAGTTTTTATTACGATCAAAAGGGTGTCTTGGGTAAAGGCGTGCAAAAGAAATATTCTGGTCAATCTATTAATGAAATTATGAAGAAATTTTACGGAAAGAGTACAAGAGCATGAAACACGGTGGAAAAAGAGAGGGAGCTGGAAGGCCAAGGGGTGTAAAGGCTGGTACGAAACGTGAACGATTGGAGAAAGCGTTGGGGAAAGATGAAGTATCGCCATTGGAATATATGCTTAGGGTTCTTAACAACAAAGCGTCAAGCCCTGAAAGAAAAATGTGGGCTGCTGAAAGGGCTGCACCGTTTGTTCACTCCAGGTTATCATCTGTTAGCAATACTGTTACTGGTGATAGTGATAAGCCTGTGGCCGTTACCATCGGCTGGAGAAAAAAAAATGGCAGTAATTGATGGAGCTACTGCGATCAGAGGTTTACTTTCTGATATAAATAGTTTTATTGGTGCTAATTTACCATCAAAGTATTTAGGACTTCTAGAAGAAACTAAACCATCAATAGATAGTTTGATACCTAAAATAATTATGGCTGAAAGCTCTGGTAATCCTGATGCAGTAAATGAAAGAACTGGAGCTAAAGGGTTGATGCAAATCATGGATGATACAGCAAAACAACCTGGTTTTGGTGTTAAACCTTTGGAAGATCCTTTTGATCCTGTTGAAAATGTAAGATTTGGAACAGATTATTTTACAGCAATGATGAACAAATATGATAACAATGTAGTTTCTGCATTAGCTGCTTTTAATATGGGTCCAACAAAAACAGATAAGTGGATTAAAGCTGGATCTAATTTTGACAAACTACCAAAAGAAACACAAGATTATATAAATAAAATTCTTAGATAATGGATATTGAAATACCGTATGAACCACGGCCATTGCAACAACAATTACATAACAATCTAAAAAGATTTAATGTTATCTGTTGTCACCGTAGGTTTGGTAAAACAGTTTTTGCCGTAAACCATTTGATTATCACAGCTTGTGAAAAACCAAATGCACGGCTTGCATACATAGCACCGACTTATAGACAAGGTAAGGCAGTCGCTTACGACTATTTAAAAGAATACACAGAGCCTTTAATGAGACTCGGTGGTAGCAAACATGAAACTGAACTAAAGATTGATCTCTGGAATGGTTCTAGAATACAAATCTTTGGGGCAGACAACCCAGACTCACTTCGAGGCCTTGGCTTTGATGGAGTGTGTCTGGATGAATTTGCCCTTATGTCACCTCGTACATGGACAGAGATTGTAAGACCTGCCATTGCAGATAAACTAGGTTATGTAATATTTATAGGAACACCCATGGGCCACAATCAGTTCTGGGATGTTTACGATCTAGCAAGAAGAAGAGGCGGAGATTGGAAAGCAGTATTGTACAGAGCTTCCGAAACTCAAGTTATACCAGACGATGAGTTGGATGAAGCAAAACTTACAATGCCTGAAGATCAATACGAACAAGAGTTTGAATGTAGTTTCCAAGCTGCTGTATCTGGATCTTATTACGGTAAGCAGATACAGAAAGCTGAGAAAGAAAACCGTATAACGGATGTTGAATACGATAAAAATAGCGATGTAGAAACTTGGTGGGATTTAGGTATCGGTGATTCAACCGCTATATGGTTTGCTCAGAGAGTCGGTAACGAAATACATTTGATAGATTATTACGAAACATCTGGTGAAGCACTTGCACACTACGCAAATGTTTTAGAAGATAAAGCGTATAATTATGGAAGACACGTAGCACCACATGATATTGTGGCACGTGAACTTGGAACAGGTAAATCAAGATTAGAAGTTGCAAGAGAACTTGGAATTAATTTTGATATTTGTCCTAAACTAGAAGTCCAACATGGTATCGAGTCTGTAAGAAATACACTTGATGACTGTTGGTTTGATAGAAATAAATGTAAAGCAGGTATTGAATGTTTGCGCCAATACCGTAAAGAATTTGATGACAGGATGCAAACATTTAAAAATAAACCGTTACATGATTGGTCTTCACACGGAGCTGACGCATTTCGATATGGATGTGCGATAGATCCTGGTACGGCAAGTCAGTGGACAACAGAAATAAATATTGATACAAGGTATATAGTATAATGGCAAAAGGAAAACCTTTAACAGAACCAGAAGTAGCTGCGGTATTGCAGTCAGAGATTTACGCATCACTTGGTTACATTGGTTCGGATATAACAACACAAAGACAAAAATCACTTGAATATTATTTTGGTGAACCGTTTGGAAACGAACAAGAAGGTAGATCACAAGTTGTTTCAACAGATGTAAGTGATGTTATCGAAAGTATTTTACCGACACTGCTGAGAACATTTGCTGCTAGTGACGATGTAGTAAGGTGTGATCCTGTTACAGCAGAAGATGAAGAAGTTGCAAAACAAGCAACTGATTATTTGAATTATGTTTTTAACAAAGACAACGATGGTTTTGTTTCACTATACACACTATTCAAAGATGCACTGATACAAAAAAATGGTATTGCAAAAATTTATTGGGACACATCTGAAAAACAAGAACAAGAAACTTACGAAAAATTAAGTGACGATGAATATACAATGTTACTTGATGAACCTGGCGTTGAAGTAAAAGAACATACTGAGTACATGGATGAAGCTGCTGAAGAACAAAAAGAAAAATTAAAAGAACAAACGCTTGATCCTGTAGTTATAGAACAAATAGAGAACGCACCAATAGCAAACTTGCATGATGTGGTTATCACAAGAACAGAAGAATATGGTAAAGTAAAAATAGAAACTATACCACCTGAAGAATTTTTAATTGAGAGAAGAGCAAAAAGCATACAGGATGCAAACTTTGTTGCACATAGAACTACACAAACTAGAACACAGTTAATCGAAGCTGGCTTTGATGCAGATATAATTGATAGACTACCGACTGACACAGCCGATAAATACAACGAAGAAAAAGTTACACGATATAGAAATCTTGATTACGATTACGAAAGTAACGCAGGTGAAGCATCAACAGATGAAATTACGGTTTTTGAATGTTATGTAAAGATTGATGAAGAAGGTGATGGTATAGCAAAACTAAGAAAGATTACAATGGCAGGAGTTGGTGGTTATGTAATTCTTGATGATGTTTTGTGTGACAGCGTACCTTTTGTATCTGTAACACCTATTATGGTTCCACACAGATTCTTTGGTAGATCAGTTTCAGAAATGACTGAAGACCTACAACTTATCAAGTCTACAGTGATGAGACAGTTGTTAGATAATATGTATCTAACAAACAACAACAGAGTTGCAGTTATGGATGGTCAAGTAAACCTTGATGATCTTTTAACTAACAGACCTGGAGGTGTTGTAAGAACTAAAGGCGCACCTGGTCAGGTTATGATGCCAATGCAAACACAAACAATTAATCAACAAGCCTTTCCTTTGCTTGAATACCTTGACACTGTAAGAGAACAACGCACAGGTATCACAAGATACTCACAAGGTATGGATGCTGACTCACTAAACAAAACAGCTACTGGTGTTAATGTAATTTTAACACAAGCACAAATGCGAGTTGAGTTGATTGCACGTATATTTGCAGAGACAGGTGTTAAAGATATGTTCCACAAAATATTTGAACTTGTTGTTAAACACCAAGATAAAGAAAGAATTATTAAAATTAGAAATAAGTTTGTACCATTCAGACCTATGGAATGGCGTAACAGATGTAATGTTACAATCAACGTAGGATTAGGCACAGGATCAAGAGATCAACAACTTGCAATACTTAATAACATTTTACAAACACAACTAAAAGCATTGGAGCTACAGGGTACACCTGCTGGTCCTATGGTAAATTTAAGAAACATTTACAACACACTTTCTAAAATAGTTGAGAATGCTGGTTTAAAAAACACAGGATTGTTCTTTACAGATCCAGATGTGGGTATGCAACAAATGCCTCCACCTCAACCACCACAACCTACTGAGTTTGAAAAAGTATCTCAGATGCAGGTGCAGGGTGAGAACTTACGTAAACAAATAGATAGCGAAATAAAAATTAAAGAACTAGAAAAAAGCTATCAAGAAATGATATTAAAATTTGAAACACGTATTAAAGAATTAGAACTTCAATACGGTACAAAAATTAATGAAGCTGAGATCCGAAGAGATGCAATGCTTGCAAAAGAAGATTTAGTTCAACAAGGCAAGATACGAGAACAAGCACAAGATGTTATAAATCGTCAACTTGACCAAAGACAACAAATCATGCAAAATGTAACTAATGGACAAGAGCAAACTAACGAGTGAGGTATCAAGAGGAGAAAAAGCAAAACTACTTCTTGAAGAACCATTAATAAAAGAATCGTTTGAAACTTTAAAGAAAGAGTTTCAACAAGCCATTCTCAACACAAAACACAATGAGGATGAAGCTCGTAGAGCGTTATGGCAGGCCTATCATTTAACAGATAGAGTAGAAAACCATCTCCGTACAGTAATGGAGACTGGCAAATTAGCAGCCACACAATTAAATCAGCTTAAAAAGAATTCGGCTTAAATCGAATACACCAACCCATAAGGGAGTGTAACATTTAAAAGGAGGTCGGTATGGCAGATCGCCAACCAACAAACGTAATCGAAGCAGGAAATATAATCAAAGGTCTAATGACTGGAGAA